GTCGTCACCATTGCTGGCCTGACGGGTGCTGACGCGAGCTTATTCAATGGCTTGTCCTTGAGTGTGCGCAACGTCACCAATAACACGTTCGCCATTTATGTCGATTCCACTGCCAAGACCATCACCGCTGCGGGAACTGCAACGCCTATCAGTTTCACCAACATCGCAAACGTGCGCAATTTCAATGGCTTTGAGGGTGTGGCTAAGGAAATTGACGTGACACACATGCTGAGCACGGCGATTGAAAACCGAGGCGGCCTGATCGACTTTGGTCAGTTGAACCTCGAAGTCGATTACGACTCCAACGATGCCGGACAAATCGCTGTTCGTGCCAAACAAAGCACCGCCGCGCTGGGCAACTTCAAAGTCGTTCTCTCGAACAGCAACGTCATCACCTTTGTTGCATTTGTCAAGAAGTTCAGTCTTTCTGGCGGTGTAGATACCGTGCTTCGGTCTTCTATCGATCTGCGCATCACTGGCCCCGCCACCGGTCTGTAAGGAGAAACAACATGAGCTTGACCAAAGACCAAATTCTCGAAGCCAATGATTTGCAAAGCGTGGCGGTGGAAGTGCCAGAGTGGGGCGGCACAGTTCATGTGCGCTCCATGACCGGCGCTGACCGGGATGCCTTTGAAAGCAGCATGGTCACCGTTCACACCGATGGCAGCCGCACACCGGATCTGCGCAACCTGCGCTCCAAACTGGTGGCTCTGACCTTGGTAGACGAAGAGGGCAACCGCCTTTTTGAGGTCACGGACATCGCGCGCTTGGCGCTCAAATCGTCGGCTGCGCTGGAGCGGGTGTTTGAGGCGGCCCAACGCCTGAACGGTCTGGGCACCAAAGCCGAGGCAGAAGCCGTAAAAAACTGATCGGCCAGCCAGAGCGGCGGTTTTACTTCCGCTTGGCGCTGGCCCTCGGTATGACGGTCCGCCAGCTGCTCGCGCAGACCTCCAGCCAGGAGCTGTGCGAGTGGAGGGCGTTCAGCTCGCTGGAGCCTTTTGGCGACCTGGTGGCTGACCAACGCCATGGCATCGCGCAGGCACTGGCGGCCAATTTGCAACGTGACGCCAAACGCAGGCCGCAGCCTTACACGCCCGAGGATTTCATCCCCTGGCATGAATCCCACCGTGACAGAGGCAAGCCTGAAAAACGTCTGACCAACAAACAGTTGGATGAGGCCTTTATCAAGGCGCTGCTTCCCCATAAACGCTGACCTGTGAAGGCACCACCATGGCCACTCTTGGCTCCGTTGTTGTAGAAATGTCCGCCAGCACGGCCAAGTTCGAGTCGGACTTGGGCCGCGCATCGCAGATGGCCGAGCGCCACATGGCGCAAATTGACAAGGCGGTGGGGCTGGTCAAGTCCAGTTTGCAAACGCTGGGCGTGGCGGTCTCCATTGGCCTGGCCATTGATCAGGTCAAAGGCAAGATAGAAAGCGCGATTCGCCTGGCCGATGACTTGCAGGATCTGTCTGAGCGTACCGGAGCAACCGTGGAGTCACTGTCGGTCTTGGCTTCGGCGGCGCGCTTGTCCAACACCGATCTGGATTCTTTGAGCACGGCCTTGCAGCGGCTGAGTAAATCGGTGGTGGATGCGCAAAACGGCGGCAAGCAAACCACCGCAGCGTTCAACGCACTGGGAATATCCATCGCGGCCTTGCGCGGCAAGGGGCCTGAAGAGGTCTTTATGCAGATGGCGCAGCAAATGGAGAAGTACCGTGATGGGGTGGAGAAAACCACCATCGCGCAAGTCCTGATGGGGCGCAGCGGCGCGAACTTGCTCACGGTGGTCAAGGATTTGGCCACGGTGGGGGAGTACCAGGCCATGGTGACCACGGCGCAAGCCATGGCTGCTGATGAGATGTACAAGAACATGGTGCGCCTGGAGCAGTCCACGCAAAACCTGTTCAAGGTCGTCGCCATGGAGCTGGTGCCGGTGTTCAACGACTTTTTGGTCACCTTGCTCAATTTACAAAACGCCCAAAACGGGGTGCGCAAGTCGGTACAGGACTTGGCCAGTGAAGGGGCGTTTCGCGCCTGGGCGCAAGATTCCGCCATGGCGGTGGCGGTGGTGGCCGAATCCATCGTGGGCGTGGTCAAACTGGTTTACGCCCTGGCGGGCAGTTTTCAGGTGGTGTACGCCGACGCTGCGGTGGGCATTGCCGGGGTCAAGCAAGCTTGGAATGAACTCAAAACCCTGGGCAAAGGTGATGACAGTGAGCTGAAGGCGGCGCTGGACAAGCGGGCCAAGATTCTCGCGGACGCCAATGCCCGATATGCCGAGCTGATCAAAGACGGCACCACCTTCAGCACGGCGCTGCGCCAGCAGTTTGAAGCCAGCAACAGCGCCCTGGTGAACCCCGGTTTGAAGCCGCCTGTGGCCCCCAAGCTGCCGCTGTCTGCACCCAACCTCTCGGCCATGGGCAACCAGAACCAGTTTCGGGATGACCCGTTCAAGAAAATCCTGGAAGGGCAGATCAAGGCGCTGGAAGACAGCATTGCCGCAGAAAACAAACTCCTGCGCACACGTGAACAGATGCTGGAGTTCTTCTACGGTCTGCAATACACCACCTTGCGCGAGGTGGAAGCCAAAAAGCAGCAACTGCTGATCGACAACCTGGCCACAGTGCAAGCGGCCTATGACGAGGAGATCCGCCTGGCCCGAGAGGCTGCAGCCAGGCAAGGGGCTACGCAGGTGCAAATGGCCGAGGCCAATAACCGGGCAGAGGAGGCAACGCGCAAACGCGCAGCTGCCGGAATCGAAGCCAACCGGGCCATTACCGAATCCGAGCTGAGATTGTTGGCAGTCAAAGCCAAGTTCGATCTGGGCACCCAAGAGCGGGCACGCCTGGCCGAGGTGGACAACGCCAATGCCCTGTTTGCCATTGACCTGATGGGCAAAAGCACCTTAGCTGTTCTCAAGCTGACGGCTGCACGCCAAATCGAGCTGGACGTGCAAGAGCGCATTCGCCAGTTGCAGCTTCAAGACCCGAGCGTGGACACTTCGCAAGCGTTGGCCAACGCGGCCATTCAGACGGCCAATGCGACCGCACTGATTGAGCTGGCTTACAACAAACAGCGCTCAGCCATCTTCGGGGCCTCGGAGGCGGTGCGCAAGTACCAAGAGGATGCCAGCGACGCCGCGCAGCAAATCGAGGGGGCCATGACCCGGGCGTTCTTGGGCATGGAAGACGCCTTGGTGCAGTTTGTCACCACCGGCAAGCTCAGCTTCACCGATTTGGCCAACTCGATCGTGGCTGACATCACCCGCATCATCATCAAGCAACAACTGGCCGCAGCCTTGGGTGGCAGTGCTGGTGGAGGTGGAATCGGTTGGCTGGGCTCGATATTGGGCAGCATTGCCGGATCGATGTTTGGCACCGGAGGCACGGCAGCCGTCGCCAGCATGATGGGCGGCGACGCCCTGGAGAACATGCTGTCCCTGACGGGCGGCTTTGGAACCATCCCCGGCTTGGCCAATGGCGGCCCTGTCTCTGCCAATGGCCTGTACCAGGTCAATGAACGCGGCCCTGAGCTGCTCAAAGTCGCCTCGGGTCGTGAATATCTGCTGATGAACGATGAAAACGGCCGAGTCATACCGAACTCCTCCCAGCCCTCCACTGTGAACGTGATCAACAACTTCACCTTCAACAGCCCCACCGACCGCCGCACCCAAGCCCAAATCGCCAGTCAGGCCGGTTTGAGCGTGCAGCGCGCCTTGGCCAGGAACACCTAAATGGCAATCACCGTCTTACCCGACATCATCATCCCCAGCAGCGTGATTGCGGCCGGGGTGCGCGGAAAAAATATGCGCAATAACACCCGTGTGTCCACCTACAACGGTGAGCAGCAGGTGAACGTGAACTGGACACGCACCATACGCCAGTACGAACTGGGGGTGGTGCCCATGCAAATCGCACAGTGGCAGCAGATCGAGGCCCTGTACGAAGTGACCGACGGCGGCGCTTACGGCATGCTCATGCGTGACCCCAAGGACGACCAGGTGGATGCCAGTGTTGGCAAACTGTTTCCCCGCACGAATAGCGTCAATGTGGGTGCGGCGGGGGTGGGATATGGCGTGCCTACCTACAACCTGATGAAGCGCTATGGCGTCACAGGCACCTCGCGCTTCAAGGACCGCAAGATCACCCGTCCTCTGGGTATTCCGGTAATTTACAAAAACGGCGTGCCCTTGACTTTGGGCACTGCCGACGGCCAGTTCACCTTCAATTCGGCCACCGGGGTGGTCACCATCAATTCAACCGGCAGCAGCGTTGGGGTGGCTGCGATAGCGGGTGCCAGCACAGTGATCACGTTCAGCAGCAGTGCGTTTGTCGCTTTGTTCGCGGTGGGTGATCGTCTGTGGCTTCAGTCCGTGGTGGGCACTTCGGCCACCGTGCTGAATGAAAAGTCGCATTTGATCACCAACATCTCAGGCAACGACATCACGATCGCTGTCAACACGACGGGGCTGACGATCGAGGCAGGATTTGGGCTGTACTACCCACAGCCTGATGACACCTTGACTTGGTCGGGTCAGTTTTACGTGCCGGTGCACTTTCTGGACGATGCGATTGACTGGGATTTGGCGCTGGGTGGGGACTATGACAACCGACTGGTCGCGGGTCCTCAAGTGGTTTTGGAAGAGGTGCGTGAATCATGAAAACCCTACCACCGGCATTGGCTGCGCACTATGCACTGGGCTCTACCACCTTGGCGTATGCGCTGCGCATCCAGCGCAACGATTCCTACGTCTTCGGCTTCACTAGCGCAGACCAAGATGTGACCTTCGACGGCACGGTGTACAAAAGCGAACAGGGCCTGAACATCTCCAGCCTGGAGATGAATTCGGGCTTCAGTGTGGACAACTTGGAGTTGAGCACGCTGGACGACGGCACTTTGTTCTCGCGGGTGGATGTCCTGGGCGGCTTGTGGCGCAACGCGAAGTTTTCTATTTCTCGGTACAACTATGCGGCATTAGAGGAGGGCTTTGAGGTCATCATGGTGGGGACCCTTGGCGAAGTCACCCTTGGCAACGGCATGGTCAAGGTCGAGCTGCGCGGCCTGCAGCAGTTCTTTCAGCAACCGGTGGGGGCTGTGGTCTCGGCAACGTGCCGAGCCCGTCTGGGCGACAGCCTTTGCAAGGTAGACCTCAATCCAATCACAAAGGTGTGTCGTGTCGGCAGCGTGATCGACAAACAAACCATCGTTGAGGATTTCAACCCAATGCCGGATGGTTATTTTGAAAATGGTGTTTTGGTATTTGTGGGCGGTGCGTGCGATTGGATGCGAGCCGTGGTCAAGACTCACAGCAGCAACACCTTTGTGCTTCAGCTGCCCTTGGTTGTTCAGCCCGCAGTGGGTGATTATTTTGTTGTCACAGCGGGTTGCAAAAAGCGTTACCTCGAAGACTGCATTGGCAAGTTCAACAACGGCTTGAATTTTCAGGGTGAGCCCCATGTGCCGGGCATCGACAAGATCACCGCCACGGTGGGTCGTCGCGGCACCTCTTCGAGCAGCGGAGGGTCTTGATGATCGAGCGCACAGAGATCGTCAACGCTGCACGCGATTGGCTGGGCACACCCTTTCACCACCAGGCCCGCCTCAAAACGATTGGCGTTGATTGCATCGGTCTGGTCATTGGGGTCGCCCGTGAGCTGGGCATGGTTCAGCTCGACTTTGATGTCACGGGCTATAGCCGATATCCCGACGGTCGGTCACTCATGGCCATGGCCCGACAGCAGATGACTCCGGTCACGCTCGATCGCATGCAGATCGGTGACGTCGTGGTGGTGGGCTTTGAAAAGCTGCCGCAACATTTCGGAATCATTGGTGACTACAGGCACGGCGGTTTCAGCATCATCCATGCCGCTTCTGCCTACGGCAAGGTGGTTGAGCAACGGCTCATGTTCAGCAAAGCGATGTTTTTTGTCGCAGCGTTTCAACTTCCAGGTGTTCAGTCATGTCCCAACTCATAGTTTCGGCCGCTGGTGCAGCGGTAGGCTTTGCCATTGGCGGCCCCACAGGAGCCATGTGGGGTTGGATGGCTGGCAATGCTGTGGGGATGGCCTTTGCGCCAGATCAGAACATCTCAGGCCCGCGACTGGAGGACTTGACCGTCTCCAGCAGTGCGTATGGTTCACCCATACCGTACCTGCAAGGCACGATGCGCATGTCCGGTCAGTTGATCTGGGCCAGCGAAAAGCGCGAAATTGCAACCACCACGGAGCAGGGCGGCAAGGGCGGTGGTGGCGTGAGCCAAACCACCTACACCTACGAAGTGGATTTGCACTTCCTTTTGACGGAGGTGGAAATTTACGATGTGACGCGTATCTGGGCCAATGGCAAGCTGATTTACAACAAGTCCGACAACGCCAGCGGTGGCTCGGTTGATGCCAGCGACAACACCAATGCGTGGAGGCGGATGACCGTGTACACCGGGTCGGCAGACCAAATGCCAGACCCAGATGGCCATCCCAATGCACCGGCCTATCGGGGCAGGGGTTCGATCTTTTTCAAAAGTTATGGTTTGGGCATGTCAGGGGCTTTGCCCAACTTGACCTTTGAAGTGTGCACCAGCGGTACAGCTTCTGGTTCGGTATGGCTCACTTCCTCATTTGGTGTCCGAGGTATCAGTGCCTCCAATGGGGGTTCTCTGGCCTATTTGATACCGGACGACCCGGCTACGGAGACAGTCGAAGAGCCTGTGACGTATTTTGAGTTCGCAGCGGTGTACCACCCGGTGAACGACAGTTTTTGGGTTGCCGCGTACACCGAAAGCCCGCCCGATGAAAACGGGAATCGCACGGTCATTGAGTTTTCTGTTTTTGAAAAACACCGTGTAACTGGGGCCACCCTGTCACGAATCAGCCTCGGTTTGCAAGATACCTACAACGTCCCTGGCTGGATGTGCATCTCGCCTGATTTCAGCAAAGTGTATTACCTCATTGTTGATCATCCATACGTCTTTGAAATTGACACCGTCGCGAAGACCGCGAGCCCAGCGTTCTTCATGATTCCACAAGGTGATTCCTACACTTTCTTTTGGAAAATGTATTTGAATCACGCTGGAACCAGGTTGGTGGTACCCGTCCAATACATCGATCCGTTCGACAACAACATCACGCGCTTGTATGTATTTGATACGGCCACCCATGCGCTGCTGGCGGATGTGCTGATCACCGTTGATAGCGTGGACGATGCAGCGCAAGGCAGATTTTCTGCTGATGACCACTGGCTGTTCTTTGGCGCTGAATCGTTGTGGCGCATCGACATGTCCTCATTCACCTATACCGTGACTGAGGCATGGGTTGGGGACCTCAATACATTCAACGAAGCCTCTGATTTGCTGTTCACACCCGATGGCACCAAAGCCTATTTGGGCATGCAGTACGACAACCGAATTTTGGAATTCGATGTCACGAATGTGCAAACCCCACAGCCCGATCTCACACTGACCTATGTGACGCAATACACCTGTCCGGTTGAGGCTGCATACATGCAGTTCATGTCATGGGACACTAACAACGAGTTCATCTATATCGTTGATTCCGATCGCGGAAATGTCTTCCGATGGAATCCCACGACCAACATTTGGAACACGTTGCGTGGCGATGGTTCAGCCTGTATTGCCAGCAATCCCATCGCGCTCAGCGTGGGTTTGACTTCTGCCACCGCGCCAAGCCTGCGTCAGGTTGTTGAGGACCTGTGCACGCGGGCAGGGTTGACGCCTGATCAATACGACGCCAGCGACTTGGACTCACGCGGCAAGGTCGTCAACGGCATGATGTCAGGCCAAGTAACGAGCGTGCGCGCACTGCTGGAGCAACTTGCAACCGCGTATTTCTTCGACTGCCACTTGGGCGACAAGTTGTATTTTCGGCATCGGGGGCAGAGCGTGGTGACCACCGTGCCCTACACCGACATGTCGGCCAGTGATACCCGCGATGGTGATCACGACCCAATGCCGCTCACCCAAGTGGATGAGTTGGAAATTCCCGCCAAATTGGCTGTCACCTACATCTGCCCACAACGGGATTACCAAACCGATACGCAGTACGCAGACCGCTTGGTCAGGACACAGGACAACACCACCACGCTGCAATTGCCGCTGAGTTTCTCGCCGAACGAGGCCAAAGCGATTGCGGACACCTTGCTGCTGAACAAAGTGTTGTCGTCCTTGCAGGTCACATTCAGTCTTCCGCGCAAGTATTACGCGTACGAGCCCAACGATGTGCTGCGCTTGCTGGATCGGGATGGCTCCAGTTTTGATATGCGCATGGTCTCGCGCAAAGAAACCGATGGAATTTTGACTTTTACGGGCGTCAAGGAAGATGCCAGCGTCCTGGTTCAAAGTGGTGAAGTGACCACGGTGACCGATGGTTCGCAAGTGACGGTGTTGCCGCCCGCTATGACCGAGCTGCGCGTGTTGAGCGCTTTGCCCACTGTGCTCGATCCCTTTGCCGATCGGATTGGCGTGTACGTGGCGGTGGGCAGCGATGCCATCGACTGGACGGGGTGCACGGTGTATGTGGACAACGGCTCTGCACCTTCGGTCGTGGGGCAATTTTCTGCGCGTGCAGTCATGGGCAAGAGCCTGACCGCTTTGGCCGATTGGACGAGCGGCAGCGTGATGGACCAACGCAGCACGGTGGATGTGGAGTTGACGGCTGCCGATACTTTGTCCAGTGTCACACGCGAGGCCTTGCTGAAAGATCCCACGTTGAACCTGGCGGTCTTGCGCTACGAGGTGATTCAGTTCCAGACGGCCGAGCTGATTGGGCTTAAAACTTACCGTTTGCGCAACTTGCTGCGCTATCGCAACGGATCAGAGTTTGCCATCGATAACCCGGCGTTTTCCGGCTCTGAATTCACTTTGTTACAGACCAATGGTGGCACGCAGTTTCTGCCGCAATCCCTGTTTTCTCTGGGTACTTTGCAAAATTGGGTGGCCGTCAGCACGGATCAAAAATACACCGACGGCACTCGCGTCTCGTTCAGCAACTACGGTCTGTACCTGCGCCCCTTGCCACCGGTTCATTTGCACAAAGAGGTTGCTCAGACCGATGGTGCGATCACGATCCAGTGGCTGCGCCGCACACGGGTGGAAACGCGTTTCGTTGGCCCCTTGGTTCCGTCGGCCCCACTGGCCGAAAACGCCGAGACCTACGAGGTTGAGATTTACGCCGATTTGACCTATTTCACCGTCAAACGGACTCTGACAGTCACGACCAATTCGGTGCTCTATACGGCGGCGCAGCAAATCGCTGACTTTGGCGCGCTGCAAACAGTTTTGTACGTGAAGGTTTACCAGGTGTCAGCGACGGTGGGTCGTGGCTGGCCAGCGCAAGCCAAGATTTAAAAGGAGGTTTTATGCAGAACATCAGTGGCAATCAAGCCAGCCCGGAAATCCCGATCAATGAAAACTTCGCCTCTTTGGAGTGGGCATCCTGCCTGACTCGCAACCCGGTGACCAGCAGTGGTTTGGTGTTGGGTTACTACGGTGGCTTCTGGGGCGGCTTCACCATTGCGGACGGCACCCTGAGTTTGCCAGCCAGCAGCACCAGCTACGTGGTGGTGAACCGGCAAACCGGTGCCGTCAGCGCTTCAACGGCCACGACCAATTGGAACAAGCCGGAAAGTTATGCCCGCATGTTCGAGGTCACGACAGGCACTTACACCATCAGTACCGTCAAGGCGTGGCATGGCAGCACCTATGGCGCGCACAGTCAGCTGATGCTGCCTGTGGGCATGGGTGTGACTAGCGTGGGGACCGGTAGTTCGTTTGATATTTCGGGCATCCCCACAGGGACCAACCGCATCACTTTGGCCTTGGACGGTGTCTCCACCAGTGGCACCAGCCGGGTGTTGTTGCAGCTGGGGGACTCTGGCGGGATTGAAAACACCTCCTACGTGGGGGCGTTGACCGAGTCGAGCAGTGCCAGCAGCAACTGGGTCAACGGTACGGCGGGGGCCATCTTGGCAGGGGCCACGGCGGGTGCTAAGCGCTACGGAAACATCACCATCTTGCGTCAGCACCCGACCAGCTTTCTCTACACGATCAGCGCCAATATTTATGCCGAAGACGGAGCCAGCGGCTTTGTGGGCACCACGGTTTGCCACAAAGGACTCAATACCGATTTGACCTCCTTGCGCCTGACCACGGTGGGCGGGACGGAACTCTTTGACAACGGAACGGTGAATTGCTTCATTGGCTGAAGCGGCTTGCCAACCGACACCCAGATTTGACGAAAAGGAGACGGCATGACGGACAAGGCAACGGAGCCAAGCGGCTTGCAAGGCTGGCACCTGAAAAAGGAAATTCAGTTGGGGCACTTGATCACGACACTGACAGTCGCGATTTCAGCCATCGTTTACGTCAATAAGATCGAGCAGCGCGTGGCCGTGGTCGAGTCGCAGATGCTCTACCAAAAGGAATCGTCTTCTGTGCTGCGCAGCCAATTGGACCGTATCAATGACAAATTGGACCGCCTGATTGAGCGTGCGGGCAAATGAAGCTGACGCAGCACTTCAACCTGGCTGAATTCACCCGGTCGGACACGGCGCTGCGCCTGGGTATCGACAACAGCTTGCCCCCACAGCTCACCAATAAGGCTCTGGAGACAGCGCACTTGATGGAGCGGATTCGTGCTTATCTGTCCGAATTGGCATGCAAAGAGGTGCCGATCGTGGTCACCAGTGGCTACCGATCCCCAGCGCTGAATACGGCCATAGGTGGAGCCGGGCAGTCCGATCATCAGCGCATGATGGCTATGGACTTTCGGGCTCCGGCGTTTGGTTCAGCGCAGCAGGTTTGTCGGGCTTTGGCACCAGCCGTGAGCAGCTTGCAGATCGGACAGTTGATCCTTGAGTACGGCAGCTGGGTGCACGTGAGCCTGGCGGTCCCCGGCAAGCCGCAAAACCGCGTCATTACTCGCACCTCCAGTGGATACAGCGTGGGTATTGCTTGATGGATTGGCTCAAGACTCTCAAGACCGTAGCACCCACCGTGGGTGCTGCACTGGCAGGACCGCTCGCCGGTGAGGCTGTTGCGGCCCTGATCGGCATCGTCGGTGGGGCAGGGCAGGAGGACGTGCGCAAAGCCATTGAAGGGGGGCGGCTGACGGCAGATCAGATCAGCCAGCTGCGTCAGCTGGAGTTGCAGTTCCAAGAAAACGAGCGCGAGCGCGGCTTCAAGTATGC